GTATATCAACGCGAAAAATTGTATATGTTTCCGCCAGCTCGCCTTTGCATGGCTGTAAGGAAACACTAAAACCCTACACTGTATAGGGTTATTTTTCTGAGGTTGACCGGTATTGCACTCTACGCTATACTAGCCACATGTCAACACAAAAGCACACAACAAAAACTGCTGAAAAATGTCACAATTTTTCGCAGATCGAGTTGGAAAAAGATGCATCTAAATGGGTTGACTGGTATCTCAACTGCTGCTATAATAGTGGCTTAACAACACAACGGGGCTAGAAACCATGAGTGCTATTCGTATACTTCGCGGCGAATACCGCGGCAAAACTGTAAAAAACCAAAGCTTCGCTCTAGTAAGCGGCTTCCAAACGGGCGCCAAGGGCGGCTATGTCACTGTGCAAAACAACGGCACATTCCCTAACTGCCCAGCCACAATCCGCATCCGCGTTGATGCTATCTCAGATTACGAGATGGTGAATGGAGACACTGTGGAAATGAACACACCCGCTGTGAAAGCATCTGCTTTTACGGTAGAGACTGAAGAACAAGCAATGACTCGTATCCGCGAGCGTTTTGAAATCCTCACTGAAATGAGCAAGGCATGCATTGGCGGTGACATCCGCGCAATGATCGTATCGGGTCCTCCGGGCGTGGGCAAGAGCTTTGGCGTGGAACAAGAGATTGAGAAAGCCACACTGTTTGACAAGATTGCAGGCAAGCGGCTTCGTGCAGAAGTTGTCAAAGGCTCTGCAACTCCCATTGGCCTGTATCAGACTCTTTACAAATATTCCGATCCCAATTGTGTGTTGGTGTTTGACGACTGTGACTCAATCCTGCTGGACGACGTGGCACTGAACTTGTTGAAAGGTGCCCTGGACTCTGGCAAGAAGCGTAAGATCTCCTGGCTGAGTGAAAGCAGCACTCTGCGTCGCGAAGGCATCCCAGACAGTTTTGACTTCAAAGGCTCGGTGATCTTTATCACCAACATGAAGTTTGACAAGATGAAATCGCAGAAACTGCGCGATCACTTGGACGCTCTGCAGAGTCGTTGCCATTACTTGGACTTGACCTTGGACACTATGCGTGACAAGATCTTGCGTATCAAGCAGATCGCCAAAGACGGTGTGCTGTTCGCAGACTACGACTTCGAGCCCGAAACGCAAGACAGCATCTTTGAGTTTATGGAAACCAATCAAGCTCGTTTGCGTGAGATGAGCCTGCGTATGGCGCTGAAGATCGCTGACTTGCGTAAGCTGAGTCCCGACAACTGGCGTCGTCTTGCAGAGACTACCTGCATGAAAGCAGCAGACTAAAATGGAAGTGTCTATTGTTTGGATGCTGTTGAATGGTTGGTTTGCCAAGCATTGTTTTGAGGATGGCTCTACTGTGTCTGGGTGGGTGTGTTTGTTTATCAGTGCCTATTATCTAGCTCGTGTAATGGAATCAATTTTTTAAGGAATGTGTATGTTTGAAATTTGGGATGGTGATTTGTTTTTGTATACTGTGGATTCTACATACGAAGCTGATGAAGCTCGAGATACAGGATTCCGTGTGGTAAAGATCCGGTAAGTTTTCGGCGGTGGGTGCGAAAACAGAGTCGCAGTGAATTTCTAGCCCGGCGACTCTTTTATGGCAGGTGTCAGTAAAATGGCACCTGTCTTTTTGACTTCTGTTTGTGTGTATGCTACTATATACACTATGCCTTTTTGCTATTCACCGTGGACCAACATTGACATTGACGCTCAGGGCAAGATATTGCCATGCTGTAAATATCGTCCGGGCCCTGATGATCCTGCGTTTAATATACAAACCCACCCATTGAAGCAATATGCTGACAGTGCCTTTTTACGTGAGATCCAACAGGATTTCTTAAATGACAAGTGGCCCGTGGGCTGTGTGCGGTGCAAAGTGGAAGAACAGAACAACATACTCAGTAAACGACAATTAGATCACGAACGTTGGCAAGAACATTATGCCCGATATGATATCAACAGCGACCAATGGCTCACTGCCAGCATAGCATTTGGAAATACTTGCAATCTCAAATGCATCACCTGCGGCAGTCATAGTAGCAGTCGTTGGCAACAAGAATACCAAGAGATCTACGGTCAGGACCTACAACATGTGAAGTTTTATCGAAACGATTTTGTAGATGATTTTGTGTCGCAGGCCCCGGGCATTATACATCTAGACATTCCTGGTGGCGAACCATTTTTAAGTGGTGTCTCTGACCAAAAGAAGCTGCTGAATTATTATATACAATCAGGACAAGCCCGGGATATCTCTATACATTACACCACCAATGCAACTATATTCCCAGACGCGGAATGGTGGCAATTATGGAGTCACTTCCGAGAAATAGATATGCAGCTCAGCATAGATGGCATAGGAGCCAGATACGAATATATACGATATCCTGCGTCCTGGGAACACACAGAGCATAATGTTCACAGATATATACAACACGAAAAAAGCATACCAAATCTCAGACTCAGTGTAAGCCATACTGTGAGTGCTTACAATATCTTTTATCTAGACGAATTCTTCACTTGGTGTTGTAGTGTAGGATTGCCTCGACCTTGGCTAGGGCGTGTGCATAGTCCGGCACATATGAGACCTGAGATATGGCCTAATAAACACCATATCGTCAAACGTCTGAATCAGAGCAGTTATGAAGATGTGCAGAACTGGGCCAGGATGGTTGAGAATGTAGATCACAGCGATCAGTTTGAACAGTTCTGCCAACGATTGCATCAACATGACCAGTATCGAGGATTGAATTTCCTCCACACGTTTCCTGAAATGGCGTCAGAGGTATTGACTTTTATTCAATGAATATAGGAAAAGTTTTTTGTTTCTTGCCGCTGTTTGACAAATATCCAATTGCTTCTAATAGATTGGATCTGATTGTACTTAATCTATAAAGACTACGGGTAATTGGCCAATGATATTTTATAGCATGCCTGTGCGTTTCTATTCTTCTCCTGAACCGTTCTGCAATGGTTAGGTCTGGATTTTTAGGATTGAACCATAGATATCCTTTATCTCCCAGCATATTGATACCCAATTCAGGCACTTGCATGGACACCGGGGTATGTTCTAATATGCTCAAAGTGCTTCCTAACTCAATCCCGGTAATGGTTCCGCTTGCTACATATTTTTGCCAACGTGGAAATAGTTTTAGTGTGTCTTGATGATCTTGCTCGTTTTCGTTGATCCATCCAGTGACCATCAATAATCTGCATTGCAGTCCGTGTTTTTTAAATTCCTCTAAGAACCATTCTGCGTCGTCGGTCGTGTGCTTTTTGTTCATGTCAAATCGAACACGATCACTGCCTGTTTCTAATCCCACTATAAGAAAGTTTAATCCAGCGTCGACCATTTTTTTAACATGAGCTGCATTGACCGTGCTCCTGGGACGAAAAATGTATTGTCCTTGCCATTTGAATTGTGCATGCGGGTAGAGAGTTTTGTAATCAATCAGCAAATCGCACAACTCATTTAACATTTTCATACTACCATTGATCAGACTGTCTGTAAAAAAGAAATCGGTCACGCCGTGTCTTTCAAACTGTATGGTCATCTCATCAAACACACTTTGGGCACTTCGGTATCGATATTTTTTCCATTGATGCCCTATGTCACAGTAGGCACAGTTACGCACACACCCACGGCTGGCAGTGATAAAAAAATTAGGTTGGTCAAGATACGGATATTGGTCAATGGGCAGTTTTCTATAGTCAGGAATAACCACATGTTGATCTAAATCATCGATCTGTTCAAATTCGTAGTTGTTGATTCCCGGACCGGGTTTTCCATTGAGCCAAGTTCTGAATGCAATTTCTGCTTCGTTCACAATGTAATGGTCAATCAGTTTGTTGTCGATTTGAGTTTGCGTCCATTCTTGAGTTGCTAGTCCTTGTCCTCCTAGTAGGATAACACAATTACTTTGTGCCTTTATACTGGCACACATCAATTCGCAAACTGGTTGACTCCAAAAACTCAATAACGACAATGCAAATACTGTGTTTGGATGCTGCTCGATTTGTTCTTTAACTACACCATCAATTAAAATTTTTAATTTTTTCAGGATAACCGAATTGATTTGCCGAGTGATACAATAGTTATCTATGGCTTCAAAATCTTCGGGTAACTTCTGCCAGATCAGCAGACTGAGGTCAATGCAGTTGTAATCAACCTGCTCCTGATTGCAGATTTCAGCCAGAGTGGCCAAACTCAATGGAGGACGATGAATTTCGTATCTTGGCAAGTTAACTAAACAGATGTGCATGTTGTTCGAGTATTTTTTCTATATCATCTAATTCTCTGACATCATTGGTATAATTGAATAAGTTGTCAAATGTTGTGTTGATCACAAACTTGGATGGATCCACTGCGGCCTTGGGCTTAATACAATTACAAATGATCCATTCGTATATCGGACAGTTAAAATTAACAGTGATACTACCATTGTGTCCAAAGTAATCTGTCTGTATTTGTTCACCGTCGGTGGTCACGAATTTGCAAGTATCAAATATCCAAGACTTAATACTGACGTTATTTAATTCAACATCTACTAGCTTTACTGCCCGGTCACTGGTTATTGTATCGTTGGTCACTTCGACGTCCCATATGCCATTGATTCCAAATCGTTTGTTCATATGACGTATAACTATTTGATTGTTGAGCTGTTCCGGAATTGAAAAACAAATCACTTGCATTTTTTCTATTTTTCCAGTAAAATAAATATGATTGTTCCCGACTATTTCCACATGAGGCCATTCTTTGCAAAAGTGACCTTGAACAGTGATTGTTACATCTATCAGATTCATGAAAAAACTTATTATTACTCTTACCAATGGCCAAACCGATTACGATTTACAGTTTGCGTTACTAGACACAAGTATAACACACAAGTGGCTTAAACATCTAGCATTATTTATCGATGCAGGACAACCATGGGACGATATTAAAAGGTTTTATAATTTTCCAAATTCTGAATACACTCATGACCGAGTGGTCGATCATCTAAAATATCTGATTAAAATTATCAGTGACTATGCACCGGAGTTGGTGCAAAAAGAAATTGGATCAAGCATCACTCAAGATGACTTAAACTACCTCCATCATATATTTGAAGTGTATCACGGGCTGTATGATCAGCAATGCTCCAATGAATTTTTTTCAAACGCGCCAGTTGAGGTGCAGAACGCATTAGGTGACCTGAACATCTGGATCCACCGCTACGAAACTTTAAATGATTTTCCTAGATTTGTTGCCACTTGGAAATACAAACCCTATCGAGACCTGATAGAAAATTCAGAGTTTGACTTGTTCACACTGCACGAGGAATGGGGTGATCTAAGACTGAATTATTGTGAAATTGGTAAAACACTATACGATTTTTGGAACGACAATGATCAATACATAGCACCTGATGCATTTAAACCACAACACCATATGTGTTTTGACTTTACTGTAAGATTTACAAACAACACAAGATTGGATTTTGAAAATACCAAAAAAAGTATCTGGGAATATTTTGATCAAAAGCAGGAATTTTTTCACACTTTGGGATACAAAAAATATGACCCGGCACTAAGTTTAGGTGGAATAACATTAGGAAAAATAATAAAAAATCAAACCGACCAAGACATAATCGAATCGATTTCTGAACACCAATGTCTGAAAAATATCAAGGTTGTGGAATCGTGATATACTGTGTATAATACTGTTATATGAAAAGATGCACAATACAAATTCGAGATGAAGTCAACATCAAAATTGAAGGTCTGGATCTTGACACTCGCAGAGATCTAGTGAAGAAATTCAAATACGATGTACCTTACGCTCGTTATCTGCCTGCTGTGCGATTGGGGCGGTGGGATGGCAAAGTGGCCTACTTCCAACTGGGCGGCAGCACTTATGTGAACCTGTTACCCGAGATCATTCCTATATTAGAGAAACAAAACTACGACATTGAGCTGGATGATCAACGTGAATACACTACCACATTTGATTTCACACAAGTTGTAGAGACCACATATCAAGATCGCAAATGGCCCAAGGGGCATCCTGCAGAGGGGCAACCCATCTTGTTACGTGACTATCAAGTGGAGATTGTGAACAACTTTCTAGCCAATCCACAATGCTTGCAGGAAGTGGCCACGGGCGCGGGTAAGACCATTATGACAGCAGCACTAAGCGATGCAGTTAGTGCATATGGTCGCAGCATAGTTATCGTGCCCAACAAAAGTCTTGTAACACAGACAGAAAAAGATTACATCAATATGGAACTGGATGTGGGTGTTTACTTTGGTGACAGAAAAGAATACGGCCGCCATCACACCATCTGCACATGGCAGAGCCTAAATAACCTTTTAAAGAACACAAAGAATGGTGTGGGTGATTGCACCATCCAGGAGTTCTTAGAAGATGTTGTGTGTGTGATAGTAGACGAAGTGCATATGGCCAAAGCAGATGCGCTAAAAACTCTATTAACAGGCGTGATGGCGCAAGTGCCAATTCGTTGGGGATTGACAGGAACAATCCCAAAAGAACTATTTGAAAGCCAAAGCCTGTTGGTCAGCTTGGGCCCGGTGATATCACGGTTGGCTGCAAGCGAATTACAGGACCGAGGCGTGCTGGCACAGTGTCATGTGAACGTGGTTCAGCTGGTAGACATACGCGAGCACAAGACTTATCAAGAGGAACTGAAGTATCTACTGGAAGAACCCGGCAGACTAGATGCTATTGCACAGTTGGTATTGCAAGTAAATGAAACAGGCAATACACTGGTGTTGGTGGATCGTGTGGCCGCCGGACAGGAACTGGTCGGCAGATTGGGCGATCGTGCTGTATTTGTGTCAGGTGCCACCAAAGCCCGGGACCGCCAGGATGAATATGATGAAGTGTCCACTAGCACAGACAAGATCATCGTGGCCACATACGGTGTGGCAGCAGTGGGTATCAACATTCCGCGTATCTTTAACTTGGTGATGATCGAGCCAGGCAAGAGTTTTACACGGGTAATACAGTCAATCGGGCGCGGTATACGCAAGGCTGAAGATAAAGATCATGTGCAGATATGGGACATTACCAGCACATGTAAATTCAGTAAACGACATTTGACCAAACGCAAGGTCTTTTACAACGAAGCTAACTATCCTTACACTCAGGAGAAATTGAACTGGCAATAGGTTGCAATTTTGATAGAAATAACATACAATAAACTCATGCGTATCCTGACATTAGACAACAAGCCCTATGATCTCGACCATTTGCCTGAAGAGGTAGATGACATGAGATTTGCTATTCTAGACAACTCTGATCCAGCCAATCCAGACTATCATTATATTCCTTTGATCTTTTTAGAGAGTTTTAATGCACCTGCACTGGTATTGCAGATTGGTGACTTCAAAATCAAAATGCCTGTGGATTGGCAGATACTAATTGGTGAGCCGGATGTGGGCGATCTAGAAATGCTACCATTGACCAGTGTAAATGATCGCGGGTTCAAGGTATTCCAATTCAATCCACTAAGCAGTTTCCGTCCCAGTTTCCCCAGTCTAGAAATCATTGATGTATATCAAGAAGTAGCATGGTATGCACCCAAGCTAAAGAATGGGCAGATGTTGTGTGTGCCCATCAATGATGCAGAGCAACCGGACTGTGTGTATTTTGTCAAAGACATCAGCCGCAACTGCGAGATAGTGGATTACAATCGAGCCTGGTAATGGGAAAACTAAAGCCCGGTGCCACACTGATTTACGAGCGTGATGGCAACACGGTTTATCAGCGTGAGTCAGGTGCCGATCCCAACACACGAACGGAAGTGGGATATGATTACGAAACGCATGAAGAGCGTCGCGACTCAGACATCCGGGTAGGAATGAAAAAACGGCGCGATGACATGATGGAATCCAAACTGTGGGACAACATACGCCGAGCAGCCCGCACCAATCCCACTTTACAAGATGCACTAGATCAAGCTATAATGCTGTATCACTTGACCAAAACAAAATGAAAAAGACCATCAGACTTGAACCTATTGACCCGTGGAAAGAGCTGTGGCTCCAAAAAGAGTATGACATAGATAGCTATAAAACCAGCCAATGGGAAAAAGTGTGGGACATAGATAAAGATGAAGAATACGATTATATCAGTGCCGCGGAACAACGATTCCTCAGAGAATGGCAAGATATAGTTGCAGCCGCCGAAATCAATGTGGCTTTACAAGACCTACTGGATCAAGTTAAAATGATGTATCGGCTGACCAAGATCAAATGAGCGACAAACTAAACATTGGCAATGAAATGCGTCAACTGGACGCAAAGAACCGTGACTTCTATGATGAACTCACACCAGAAGAACGCAAGAAGTTTTCAACATTCCTTATGGTGCGTTGGGGATCAGCTGTGGATGGTGCTCAAGAGATCCAGGAATACTATGTGCAAAGCACAAATCATTACTTGAACAAGCACTTCTTTACCATGCACCGGCATCCCAAACTGCAATGGCTCATGGCCACAGCGGTCAGTCCGGGCATGGGTGCAATGCGACACAACTGGATCGCACCCAAGAAGAAAGAAGCCGGCGCAAGCACTTTAAAGAAACAACTGAGAGAGCTATATCCACATTTCAAAGATGATGAGATTGATCTCATGGCTGCCCTCACGGACAAAAAAGAAATAGCACAACTACAACGTGCCCATGGCAATGACACCCGTTAGACTGGTAGTCAATGGCTGTAGTTACATGCAGCATTATGCTAAAGGAAATGGGCATGGTGATCTTGCTGCACAGCTTGGCATCCAACTGTATCACAGTCTAGCAGGCCCGGGATCCTGCAACAATCGAATCATACGCACAACTCTCAGAGACAGCTTTGTCAATACTAAGCCCACACTTTATGTGATTGGCCTTACGTTCTTGTCAAGATATGAATTACCAGTAAATCTGGATCGCACCGAACTAGATGGAAAATGGTTGAGTTTTACCACACAAGGATCGATCAATCCTCCAGGAGCGATCATTGATCCGTGCGTGTCAAAAAAAGATCTTGATTTGTATCGAGATATCTGGTTAAGAATCAATCTAGCAAGTGTTGACGAGTGGGCAGAAGATTTGCAATACAGATTGCTCAGCATGTGTGACAGTTTACACAGTCGCGGGCACGGTTGCATAGTTTTCAACACAGCTGACTCTGTATTAGATTATGTGTTGGATCAACCCGAGTTTTTTCCATTGAAATCACGTGGCGAGATCATTCACGGGCTAAAGTGGAAAAGCATACCTTGGCAATTTGATCAAGGTGCCACCTGGCCACCTGAAGATGAACATCATGACAGAAATTCTAGACACGTGGATGTTGGTCAGCACCAATGGTTGAATCAGTATTTGACAAACCACATCCAAGTGAATAAAATAGTGCAATGACCACCTATGCATGCCGGTATTGTTCAAGATCATTCAGCAAGGAATCCACGCTGAGTGTGCATGTGTGTGAGCAAAAGAAACGCTGGCAAGAGCAAAGTGAGCGTGGTGTGCAGTTGGGTCTGCAAGGTTACTTAAAGTTCTACGAATACACCCAAGGATCAGCAAAACTCAAAGGGTGGGATGACTTTGTGACATCACCTTACTATCGTGCGTTTGTGAAATGGGGCAGGTATTGTGTGGAGGTGCGTGTGATCCAACCAGAACGATTCCTTGAATGGCTTTTAAAAGGCAACAAGAAGATTGACAACTGGTGCAGTGATCGTTTATACACAGAGTATCTTGTGACCCATGTGCAGAAAGAAACTGTGAATGATGCCTTGGCTAGAGCCATTGAATACAGCATTGACTGGAGTGAAAAAACTAATTCTCCTTCGCATGATTGTTTGAGATATGGTAGTGCCAACGCCACATGCTATGCTGTGACCACAGGCAGGATCAGTGCTTGGGTGATCTACAATTCGGAGTCAGGCCAGAAGTTCTTGGCAGAACTCAACGCAGAGCAAGTGTCAATGATATGGCCTTACATTGATTCAGACATATGGCAGAAGAAATTTGCGGATTATCCTGCCGACCAGGAATATGCAAAAGAGATTTTAACACAAGCAGGATGGTAGTAAAAACAGTCCAGATAAATCCAAATGGATCACCAAGCCATTGGATCAGTGACCTATTGAGTTATCTATCCAGTAACGATTTGCTGAATCAATTTCTTGATCGATATCGCGCCTGGAAAGACCACGATAGTGTTTATAACCACAGTTCAGAACTGGTTGACATACAAAAAAGCCACAGTGGCATACCTTGTTTTTATTACAAAGACATTGAAAATATAAATCAGTGCAACGATCCTGTGGTGATAATTGATTGTATCACAGAAGGCAAGCATTCACGGAGATATTTCAATCGTTACAAAACAAACAAACATTACATCATACTATCCAACGAGTCTCACTGTGATAAGATTGATCTTGATTTAAAAATAAGTTACACCTGGATCACGTATTATTATTTTCTATTTCTGGCAGCCAAATATTATCTGTCTCCAGAGAGTTTTGGGTTCTGTATAGAAACTGAATACCAGTTCTATACTGCCAAGCCGATGAGATTTGTTTCCACCAATGGTAGTGTGAGAAATGAGAGATCTCATCTAAGAAATCAGATCATCAACAGGATCCAATACAAAAATTTTATTTTCAAGTATAGTGGTGTTGATTATGGAATGCCGTCGGACCAATCAGACGTGGTTAAATTTACATCTGACCAGTTTGATCCTTATACATCAATATCAAAACAGCATCATAATACAGGGCAAACACTGCCTATGGATATGTATAATCGGGCTGATTTCAATCTTGTGGTAGAGACAGATGTTGATTATCAGTATGGGTTTTTACTGTCAGAAAAAACCATCAAGTGCCTGATCACAGGAATGCCATTTGTGATAGTTGCTACTCCGTATTTTTTAAAGTATCTAACTCAGTTGGGATTCCATACATACGGTGAACTTTGGGATGAAAGTTATGACGACGAATTGGATTGTATCAAACGCATTGACAAAATAGTCGATCTGTGCAATAATCTTGACAAGTTTGATTGGGCAGCAAATCAATCAGCATTGGAACGGATAGGTTTGAAGAACAGATCTAATTTTTTAAATCTCAATCGTGTGATGGCTTGTGGATTCAGAGAATTTGAACAATCTATATTGGAGTTAGTAGTATGATAAAAAGTGTGATTGGTAATGGACGATATCTAGTTACTTACAACAACAGTGTAAGCAACTATACCAACAATTACAGCGGAGCACAAGGTCTGGGTAACATGCAGTTTAATACCACAAATCAACGCATCGAAGTGTGGGATGGACAAATGTGGCAACCTATGCAAATGGGCGATGTTAATGTGAGTCTAACACAAGAGGCCCAGGATGCCATAGGTTGGGCAGTGGAAAAGCGGCAACAAGAACTCCGGACAAATCTACTGGCCGAGCAGCATCCTGCTGTGGCTGATCAGTTGGCGGCAGTGCGTGAAGCTGAAGAAAAACTGCGTATGATAACCGCCTTGATCACGATATGATACACATCGATTACCAAGGCGGTGCTCATGGAAATTATCTAGAGTTTGTATGTAACAAAATCGCAGGGGTGGTCAAACAGGAAACATTGCCTTTTAATTCGTTAGGAGCCTCTCATGAAAAGCCCTATGATCAAGCACAAGTTTTCTTCGCTGGGCATTATTCCTACTTTCGGACTGAAAATCGTCCTAAATTATTTAATAGGATCATAAGCATACAGATTGACTCAGATGATCTGTTGCCGTTGACTCAAGTCAGTCTGTTGCGAGCAGGAGATTATGGGCATGACAATGATGATCTCGAAGTCAATACGTTCAACAAGCTCAACAACATTCATTATAGATGGGTATTAGATCAATTGGTTGATGGATTTTTCACTGGGCAGATTCGTCGCAGTTATGATGCAGTAAAAGATCCCAGCTGGCCCGATGTGAATAGTCTGGATGATTTTGATCAACTACCCGAACACATACGCACAGAATGTGCTCAACAGCACGGATTGGTGTTGTTAGAACTAAGCGAGGCCAAGCCCAATTGTCCCCGACCGGTTCTACGAGAATTTTTTCGAATCGGATTCGAATACCCAACCAAACAAGGATTCCTTGAACAACAAACCAAAGTCTCTTATGGAACAGACGAAGATGTGTATGTATTTCCATTCCGATGTTTCTACGACAAAATTGAATTTCTAGAAGAAATCAAAAAAGTTGCTGACTGGGCAGGCATAGTGTATAATTGTGAAAACGAAATCAGTCAGTTACACAATGAGTTCTTGTCAAGACAACCGTATCAAAATTCAAAACAAAAATGTGATCACTTGGTGAAATCTATTAGAAACAATCAATCATTGGATTCAACGCCGACCATGATGGAAGAAGCATATATCAACGCTGTCTTGGGATGGGATTACTTCCAATGAGTGCAGACATCGACATTGACGTGCCCAACAGAGATGCTGTGCTGGCATTGATTCAGCATACTGCTGCACGGCAAAGCAACGGAAGGCGTCACAACTCAGGCATCTATGTCACAGAGATACCAAGAGATCCGGTCACAGGATGCTCGGCATTGGATTATGAAACAGCTGAGTCTCGCGGCTACTTCAAGATAGACTTGTTAAACATGAGTGTTTACAGTCTAGTGCGAGATCCGGCACACTATGAACAGGTGTTAGCGCAGGATCCTCCATGGACTAGATTGTGGACAGATCCAGAATGGGCCCAACAGTTGGCGCACGTAGGCAGTTATACTGAGTTATTGAAAAGCATGCAGCCGGATAGCATTCCAAGGATGGCTGCGTTTATCTCGGTTATCCGCCCAGGTAAATCGCATTTGCAGAATCGGCCCTGGAACGAGGTATTTGAATCAGTGTGGGATGGTGATCTCAGCAGAGGCTACTCGTTTAAGAAAGCTCATGCTGTGGGATATGCAGCATTAGTGGCTTTGCATATGAACTTACTCAATTCGCCTGACCAAGGTAATTGATTTGCGTTTGCCCTTTCTACGGGCGATATCATTAAGACTACACACAGGGCCGTGTAGGATCTCTAGGTCTTTGTTCACAAACGTGCGTAAGCACAGTCGGAATTCTTCCCATTCACCGCGCAAGAAGATGTTGATAGGGATTGATCTATTGCTTTCCCACCACCAAGTGTTAGCCAGCTCGATGTATCGACGTTTTTGTTCAGTATCTTGGATGATACCAAAATCGTAGATGGTAGTGATCACGTCATCGCGATTCTGCACGATGCCTACGTATTCGTTGTTGGAGTATACACACAAGGTTATGAAAGGATACTTGTCTGCAAGTTTTTGGAATAAGTCGCTGCCCATATTGTATTAGTTTGGATATTTATACCCCGAGACATCAAGGTAAATATCATTGGAGCTCACCACATGTATTCAACCCAGATCTATA